AGGCTGGATCTCCGTCGGTCGGTTCGCATCCTAGAAACGCGGTGTGTGTCGTGGTCGAGGCTGTTGGTGGTCACCATCGCTCGCTGTTCACGGTGGGCGGTCGGGTCGCTGCGCCGGTGCGTTTCATGTGCCCATAGGCCGCGCCTGCGCTGCTGTTGCACGATAGGTGAGCGAGTCTCACCCTCGAGCGATCCGGCACTGCAGGTGCGCCGTCGCCGAGCTTGTCGAGGTGCTCGAGGGTGCGGCTCATCCGGTGCGGGAACCTGAGCGTCATGTCGACGAGCGCACCACACAGGCAGCAGTGCGACTCCTCGCGCCACACCTGCTGTTGCAGCTTGCGGTACCTGTGACCTGTCCTCGGCCCTGACATGTGCGCAGCGTACGCGGCACAGCCCGGGCTCGGTGAGCTCGGGCTGTGTCAGGTGCACACTCGGCGGCAGCGTTACGCCTGCTGCTCGAGCTCCTTGAGCTCGGCGAGTGCTGCGAGGTAGGCGGGCCTGTCACGTCGGCCGGCAGCCCGGCCGAGCTCATACGCTCGGCTCACCCACTGGACAGTGAGAGCTCGAGCCGGCGTGTACGGGGCACCGGCCCTCGCCTGCTGGTAGCCGAGGTCGAACCACTGCGCCTCGATCCTGTGCCGGCGACCTCGGCGCAGGATCACTGCGACACCGGTGGTCGCTCGAGCTCGAGTGTCACGTCGAGCCACGAGCTCACCTCGGCCGAGGCTGTGCGACGGCGCCGGTGCAGCGTGAGCTCGTGCACCTCGTGCCCCGGATACCGGGCGATCGCCTCCTCGATCCACTCGAGCGCGTCCGGCCAGTCGTCAGCCTCGACCTTGAGTGTGCGGTGTTCGGTCTCGTTCCTCACCCTGTCACCTCCTGCGTGTCAGCCCGGGCGAGCAGCCTGCGCGCCCGATCAATGCACCACCTGTCACTATCGGTGATCGTGAGCCCGGCGGCGAGCCGAGCCTCAGATACCCGGGCCCGGCCGATCACCTCGAGCTCGAGCTCGGCCGGGTCGGTGTGATGCTCGACCGGTCTGCTGCACACCCGGCACGTGTCGCCGCTGTGCTCGGCCCTCGGTCGCCGGCACACGCTGCACCCATCCTTGCCGGCCGAGGGTGCCGGGCCCGGTGCGATCAGCGCACGTGGCACCACGTGCGAGCTCACAGCGGGCGCCAGTTCTTACCCGCCAGCGGATCACCCTCGACCACAGGTTGAGACTCGAGGTCGAGGTCGGCCTCGTCGACCTGCTCGTTCGCATCACCCGGCACGTCGAGGTCGCCGTCGAGCGCAGACAGCACACACGCCAGCGCGTGAGCACCGGCAGCGTTCACCGGTTCCCGACCCCGCACAGCCCACGCGTGCCAGTACACCGCGACACGGCGCACCCGGGCGAGCACAGCCTCGGCCGGATCGCCACCGCGCAGCCGACCCTCGAGTCGCTCGACCTCGAGCTCGAGCCTCGGCACCACAGCAGCGAGCCCGTCACGCTCGGCAGTCACACGCTCGAGGTCGCCCTCGAGCTCGGCCTGCTCGGTCACGTGCACCGGTTCGCGCACACGTGCGTACTGCTCGCTCAGCCACTCGAGCGAGCCCTCGGCCGGGCGATCAGGGAACGGGTGCCCGGCCTGATACCGAGCGACCTGCTCGACAGTGAGGTTGATGCCGTGGCAGCGCATGTGATTCACGCGCCACCGGGCGAGGTGAGCGTCGAGCACCTGACAGTCGTCACCCTCGAGCACGAGCTCGACCCTGCAGCTACACCGCTCGGTGATCCTCACCCTGCACCGACCTCGGTCGTGCGGACGATCGTGCACACCGACGGTGGACACGGCACAGCAGCCGGCCGAGGCGGTGCACACCCGAGTGCGAACAGCACACCGATCGCCACGTACACCACGAACGCTGTCAGCAGCAGCACAGCCTGCCCATGCCGGCGCCACCACGAGCGCAGCCGGCGAGGTCGAGGCGGCTGCACCGGGCGCAGCCGGGCCCACCGGGTGCCGTCGTCCGACACGTGCACCTCGAGCTCGCTGCCCTGTGCACCGGCGACGAGCGCCAGACTCAACCCGCCGCCGATCCGCTCGAGGTCGGCCGGCGTCAGCCGGCGCCACCGACCGCGCTCGGCCTCGAGCTCGGCGAGGAGCTCGAGCTTTGCTGCAGTGCGGATCGCCCCGGTGCTCGGTGGTGGTGGGCCGTCGATGAACAGGCTGTTGCCGGTCATCGCGCCACGTCGAGTCGAATCGGCATCAGGATCGCGAGGAACCGGGTCCGGCAGTCCGGGTCGACCTTGACCGAGAACCGGATCGCGCCGAGCGGTGAGCTCGCACCCTCGAGCACGAGGCAGTGCCGCCACGCTGCGCCGGGCTCGACGTGAGCAGCGAACACAGCAGCCGCGTCGCCGATGTCAGCGAGGTACCGCGGCTCGAGACCGACACGCTGGTCGAGGTTGACAGTCCCGGGCGGTGCCAGATCCGCGAGCAGCTTGTCGACATCGGGGTACCGATACACCGGTTCCTCGACCCCGTGCGCCCGAGTCGGCCCGACCCGGTTGCCGGTTGCGATCACGTCGACCTCACCCTCGAGCGGGCCCACAGCAGCGACGAACACGCCGCCGCCGTTCCATGACCCGGCCGGTGTCAGCCCGAACGCGCTGTCGGCGTCGGTGCCGGCGAGCGTCATGCCGAGCAGCGTCGGCGGTGGTGGTGCCTTGAGACTCCTGCCGGCAGTGCGCTCGGCCTTGACGATCGCCCGGTGCACCCGGCGCACGTCGGCCGATCGCAGCCTGAGCATCGCACCCTCGGCCGGCAGCCTCGGTCGAGGCGGCGCAGCGAGCTCAACCGACACGCGCACGAGGTGATAGCTGTCGGTCGCAGTGAACTCGACCCGGGTGCCCTCGGCACCGGGCTCGGGTCGCACATGCACCGACTCGAGGATCGGCCTCGATTCGTCGGTCGCCCGGAACCGCTCGACAACAGCGAGCGCAGTCAGTAGGTCGTCAGGTCTGAACTTGAGTTTGATCGGCCCTGTGGTCATTGGTGGTGGTCTCCCTGTGTGTGGTGGTGATCAGCCTCGAGCTCGAGGTCGAGCCCGGGCGGTGTTGGTGCCGGCACCGAGTGCTGCCCGGCGAGGAATTGGAACAGCGCAGCGCCGACGAGCGGCACCGGCACACCGTCCTTGAGCATGTCGCGCAACAGCCCGAGCGCCGCGGCTGCAGCGTTGAGCTCGCCCTCGGTCCACTTGCCGGGCTCGGGTGCGCCGAGCATGTGCAGCAGCCCGCCGAGCGCCGGTGCGAACGGCATGAGCTCCTCGGGTTTCGTCGCCTCGTAGACCGAATAGATAGCTCGAGCCTGCTCGAGCGGTGTCGTCGTCATTGGTGGTGGTACTCCCTGTGTGTCAGCCGCTCGGCGGCTGTGGTGGTGGTGATGGTGGTTCGATCGACTCCTCGAGCAGCCGGATCACATGCATGTCGACCTCGTGCCACCCTCGAGCCCGGTGCACCGCTGCGATCTGACCGAGCCCACGGGCCCGGCCGGATCGTGCGAGCTCCGGTGTGATCACGAGCGTCGACTGCACACGCCCGGTGCCGGCGTCACGGCGCGGGAGACCCGGCCGCGGTAGCCCGAGCTCGGCCGCGTACTCGGCAGCAGCGACACGGCTGCCGGCGAGTACCACGTGCACCGAGTCTCGAGCCTGCGTCATGTCATCCGGTGAACGACAGCCGGGCCGGGCCCGGTGCCGGCGCCTCGAGCTCGAGCTCGGGCTCGGGTGCCGGGTCGCGCTCGATCACGGGCGGCGGGATCAGCTGCGGTCGACACGCGTTCGTCAGACACTCGGGAGACCACCCGCACTCGGTCTCGAGCCAAGGGAACATGTGCCGCTGATCCGGTGTCACGTTGTCGCACGTCGGCACGAACGGCGCCTCGGTCGTCGTCGTGGTCGGCGCCTCGGTCGTCGTCGTGGTCGGCGCCTCGGTGGTGGTGGTGGTGGTCTCGCAGTAGCTCGAGCTCCTCGAGCTCGAGCAGCCCTCGTGGCTGCCACCGGCAGCAGCCGGCGCAGCAAGTGCAGCGAACCCTGCAGCGACAACCGCTGCAGCTGTGATGATCTGACGCGTGTTCATTGGTGATGCTCCCTGTTGGTGGTGGTGGTGGTGATGAGCTCAGTGTATGCATGAATGCGTAGCGTTACAACGGTGGGACCGGTCCCACGTGAGCGGCGAGCCGGTCGAGCCCGGCAGCGAGCGTCGATGGTGGGTCGTCGGCCCAATCTGCAGCGACCGCGGGTGCGTAGTGGAACGGCAGAATCGAGTACGTCGCACCCGAATCGAACGAGGCGATAACACCCTGCAGCTGCGACCCGGTGTCGAACAGGAAGTTGACGAACAACGGGTAGCCGGCCGAGGCGAGCCGGAACGGCTGCTCGATCTCGTCGAGGTACTGCCACGTGATGCCGTCGCCGAGCAGCACATAGATGCCGTCGTGGGTCGGGTCGGTCTGACCCTTGAGCAGAAACCTGATCCCGACAGGCAGAATCCCAGCGAACGAGGGTGTCACCATCCCGGTCGCAGTGAACGTCGCGAACGGGTCGAGCGACTCGATCGGCGACACGGTGCCGGCGCCGGCAGCGAACCCGGTGACCCGGCGATCACCGAGCGGCACAACAGTGCCCGTCCACAGCCTCGACCCGGTGAACGAGCCGAGGGTGCCGGCGTGCCCCGGATTGAGTACGAACGTGCCCGAACCGTTCAGCGGGTATTCGTCGTCAGCGTCGGCCTCGATCGTCACGCTGTCGGTGCAGTAGTTCCACACCTCCCACGTGCGCGGGGTCGTCAGATCGAACGGTGGCAGCGTCACCACGTAGCCGCCCGGCCCGGTGAGCATCACCCGGCCCGAGTCCGACGCTGACAGCGTGAGCGGCCCGGCACCGTCGTACGCGGTGATATTGACAGGCTGCAGCCGGCGAGTCGGGCGCGGTGTGAGCTCGATCCGGTCGATGCTGTTCGTGTCCCACCGGTACAGGTCCGGGTGCTCTGATGTCACGAGGTAGAACAACGCGGTACGCGAGTCGATGACCTTCGGTGATGCCGGCGAACCCGACCACAACACCGAGTAGATCCACTCGAGCCCGGCACCGGTCGACAGGAACGTCGGCGCAGTGAACGTCAGCGGGTCCGACCCCACAGCCCACGACACCGAGTAGGTCGACCCGTCGCCGTCGGTGCCGACCCACAACAGCCGGCCGTCAGGCAGCGTCACGATGTCGCCGAGCCGGCCGATCACCTCGTGCCCGAGCTCGGTGAACGATCCACCGACCGACGGCTCGAGCCACTCCTCGTCGAGAGTCTCACCGGACCACTTGCGGAACGCTGCCGCAGTGCCAGCCGTGACAGCTGAGCGCACGTCCGCGAGCTCGCACCGCGACACAGTGCCGACCGCTGCTGTGTCCGCTGCGTGAATGTCCGCGTGGAACACGTACACGAACCCGTCGACCACCACCGAGTGACCCGAGCCCTGTGTCGCATCCGCGTTGAGCGCGTCGGCCTCGGCGATCGTCTGCTCGTGGGTCTGCAGTAGTCCTAGATACTCGATCGACCGGGCCCCGTTGCGATCAGTCACCTTGGCTTGCCCGAGCGACCAATAGACCCACGTCGGGAACTGTGAATCGCTGTGCTCGAGGTGCAGCACCATCCACCCGACCCCACCACCGAGGTCGACCACCGGCCCGCCCGACACGTAGTTGTAGTCCGCTGGCAGGTTGTCGATCGTGACCACTTCCCGCGGCGCAGCGAACGGGTCGTCAGGTCCGACTGTCGACACACACACTGTGCCGAGGGTGCCACCCGAGGAGTTGTAGTGCCGGGTCACCCCGTCGTCACCGAGCATGAACCCGCCCGCCGACCCATCGAAATACGCGTCGAACCCCCACGCCTCAATCGTTGGATTCGTCGCGACTGTTGACCGCTCGAACTCGAGCCCGAACTGATCGCTGACAGTCCAGCGATCAGCCGGGTCGGCCGGCACACCCGACACTGTGAGCGCAGCCGACAGTGTGGGCCCGGTGCCCTCGAGCCCGATCGTCGACCCGTCGGCCGAGGCTGTGATGCTCGGGCCTGAGCCCTCGAGCTCGATACTCGGCCCGGTCACGACACACCGTCGCTGATCACGAACTCGCCAGCGAGCAGCGTGAGGTCGATGCCCTCGGACGCGTCGACCACCGACACCGACCAATACCACGAGCCGAGAATGCTCGGCACTGTGTCGCCGTCGCCGACTGTGAGGGTGCCGGCGGTGATGTCGGCAGCGAGCTCGAGCACGACACCTGAGCGCCGATCCGGTGCCCGGCGCACCATCGCACTCGCGCTGTCCGGGGTCCACGGCGCCCCGTTGAGCGTCAACGCCCACGAGGTCGGCAGTGTCTTATCGCCCGCTGTGTAGGCGAATGCGAACGGTGCAGGTGTTAGATCAGATCCGGCCATCGGTGCTCCTCGTCGTGTTCCCTTGCCCTGACACAGTACGAGCCGCGGTCACACCGGCAGCGCGATCAACACGCGCCACGCGACGAGCAGCAGAGCCGCGGCCACAGCCCACACCGCGCCCACCAACAGCAGTAGCCCGACACACCGGACAGCACCGACGAGCATTGCGACCGGTTCACTGCGCCGACGCTCCTCGAGCACGAGAGCGCGGAGCATTTCATCCGGGTCGAGGCAGCCGAGGTCGCACACCCCGCCGTACGTCAGCCCGCAGAGCTCGAGGTGACCGCGGTGCGGCCCGGTGAGCAGCCGGCGGTTCGGTCGCCGCTGATTCATGTCGACCCCTTCGCAGCCGACCCGACCTCGAGCACAGCGAGCCCGTGTTCGGTGTCGATGTAGACCCACGAGCCGAACAGTCCGTCGAGCTCGTCGAGCGCAGCGCGCACACTCGGATATTTCGCGTCGTGAGCGACCACCTTGCCGCCGAACTTCACCGCGCCGGCAGCGCACACGAGGTCGATCACGGCAGCCTCGGTGTGATGGTCGGCATCGACGAACGCGAGGTCGAACGTACTGATCCACGGGTCGCGGTGCGCCGACGCTGACACGTTGAACGGCAGCGTCGGCCAGATCGTCGCGATCACCCACGGGTCGACATCGACAGTGTGCACGTGCGCAGCAGTCGACGCGAGCGCACGCGTGCTGACACCGAGCCCGGTGCCGAGCTCGAGCACCTCGAGCCCGGTCGCGAGCTCGGCGAGGTGGACACACTCGGCCTCGGTGACCGACAGCCGCGGCTCACCCGTCGATGGTTCACCCGGGTCGGCCTCGTGTCGGTAGCTGCCGGTCCGGTCGAGCTCGAGCACCGGCCAGTCGTCGCGCTGTAGGTCGAACCGAAACGAGCTCGGGCCGTCGCCGGTCATGTCCGGGCCTTCCGGTACGCGCGGCGATCAGCTGCCCACGCTGCCCGACACGGCGCGCACGCGTCCTCACCGTGAGCGAGGTGCCGGCGGTACGCCGCGGCTGTCCCACACGCTGCGACCGGGCGCCGGCCGGGCTGCCCGGTCCGGGCACCCTTGCTCGCGCGCCATGCACGCTGCTGCGCCGCGGAGCTCACTCGGCACCGTCCTCTGAGTCGAGGAACCCGGCAGCCTCGTCGACAGCGAGTGCCAGCTGCTCGGCGACCTCGGCACCGAACAGCGCCACGTCGGCTTTCCACATGCCGTGTCGGCGCACGATCTGCGCGAACTCCTCCAGATCGTGCCCGACGAGCGACAGCGTGAGCTCGCCGTCGTCATCCTTGAAACAGCGCAGGTGACATAGCTCGTGGTCGACGAGCGCGGTGCGCTGCGCAGTTTTCAGTCGGGCCCACGTGTTGCGAGCGACCTCGATCACGAACAGCGGCACGTTCGCACTGCTGTCGACGAGCCCGGCCGACGCGTTGATCAGAAACGCGTTGAGCCCACCGACCCGGCGCGCCTTCGCGAGCGTGATCCGGCCGGCCGAGCGGGTCGCCTCGTCGCGCCACACGTACACGATCTGCGCGTCGGCGAGCGGCTTGTGCTCCGCGACGGTGCGGATCAGCCGCGTCGCGATCTTCTCGACCTCGGGTGCGCGGCTGTACTCGGTCACTGCTCGACCTCGATCGGCTCGAGGTCGGGGAACAGCACCGCGCACACGTGGTCGCGGTCATCGGCGCGCGAGTAGGGCTCACCGCTGCAGAGAATCTCGCCGTTCGACGCGTGCCGGACGCGCCACCGGTAGCGGTCCTCGAGCCCGTGGTCGGGAAACTCGCCGATCATGTCGAGTGTCGTGAACTGCTCGAGGATCAGCGGTCGGTCGGGTGAGTCGGCGGTGATGGTCGGTTCGTCGGTCATGCCGACCGACGGTATGCGTAAATCTGTAGAGACACAACCGGCCCTGAGCTCGACCTCGAGCTCGGCGACGAGCTCACACGCTGAGCATTCCGCCGACGGGTACCGATGCACGCTGACTACGTGGCCGCAGGTCCGGCACTCCTTGTCGAGCGGGTCGCCCTGCCTGATGTCGCAGCCGGTCACAGCTGCGCCTCGAGCTCGAGTGTCTGCTGATCGTGGATCATGTCGACTACCTTTCGTCGGTGGTGGTGACGCGCCGCCGGGTTCCCTGTCCCGGCGGCGCCTCCATTTTTCGGGTCAGTGCTCGCCGGCCATCGACGCGAGGATCAGTCGCACCGAGCCGAGCTCAGCCTGTCGGACATGCGAGGCGAACAGCGCCGCGCTCGCACCCTCGAACGCGGGTCGGGCCCGGTTCACTGTGTGCAGCAGCAGCATTGCGTCGGCCACCACGAGCACCGAGGCGACAGCGGTCGCACCGCACACTCGGCCGGCGGCGAGGATCGTGGATCGGTCGACCTCGAGTGCGGTCGCGAGCTCGTCGAGTGTCGGCGCGATCCCGCTGCAGCGCGAGGCGAGCTCGAGCTCGACCTCGAGCTCGGTGGTGCGCTCGACGATCCTTGCCGGTGTCCGGTCGTCGGTCGGGTCTGTCGGGTCTGTGGTCATCGGTGGTGCTCCTGTGGTGGTGGTGGTCAGATCGGGCCGCGCATAACGCGGCTGTCGGTGTACTGCCGGATACGTCGACCCGGTGCGCCCTCGGCTGAGAACACTCGAACGAGGATCGGACCGAGCGGGAGTGCGAGAGCAAGTGCGAGCAGCTGTGTCATGCCAGATACATCGGCGCGTTTCGCCGGCACCTTGAGCGCGAATCACAGCGGGCCTCGACCGGTGTCGGGCTCACCCGGTTCGGGCTCGGTCTCGAGCCGGGTGCCCGACCCGGTTCCGTACCCGGTCCGACCCGATCCCGGCCCGTCTCGCGCGTCACGCGAGGCAATCACCGGGTCCGTACCTGCTTTTTCACCCGGTACAGCAGCCGGTTCAGAGCCGGTACGTATCGGCTCGGGCGGCGGGTTGAGCACCATCTGCGCCTGAGCGGGAGTCCGGTCGCGCTTGCGCCCGTTGCAGGTCCGGCACGCGACGACACAGTTGCCGACCGAGTTGATCCAGTCGAACGGGTCTACGTGGTCGATGGTGCCGGCAGTCGGCGACGTGTGATCGTTCGTCCAATGTGTGAGGGTGCCGCAGTAGCGGCACAGGTCGCGGTCGCGAGACCTCACCCGGCCTTTGATGTCCTTGCCTTTTTCGGTCCGGTTGAGTTGGTGCCGACGCCGGTTCCTCTTGCGTTCTACGGGGTCGTTCTTGCCGGCCTTCGACAGCTGGTAATCGTTCCAATCGTGGAAGTAGTGCCACCGAGCAGGTATGCCGCCGTCGGTCGCATCCATGCACCGATCACACGACCGGATCGACCTCGAGTCATGCCACAGACCCGAGCGCACGAGCGCCCGCGTCGCCGGGCGCGTGTCGACCTGAGCGAGAGCCGCGTAGTAATCGAGCATGTCGGGATCGACCCGGCCGTCGGTGTCGACCGACGCGCATTTCGGGCCCGCGGTGTGCCACAACGCTCGAGCATCCTTGCCGGCGCGGATCATCTTCGGGTGATCCGGTGCACCGTCGTCGACTCGGAACCACGTCACCGCGGCAGCCTTGCACTCGGGAACGTCGCGCAGTCCTGCACCTCGACCACAACGAGCGAGCTCCTCGAGCACGCGGTGCATGTGCACACAGCTGTTGTGCGGCGCCCGCTGTCGTGCGGTGGTGACCCGGTGACGAGCTCGAGGTGCCCGCCGCACAGCGGGCACGTCAGATCGAACCACAGTGCGAGCTCGCGGGTCGCGAGCTCGGCGCGCGCCAGCTGCTCGGCCGACTCGCGTTCGTCGGCGACACCGCAGTGATACGCGCAGCGCACACCTCGGCCGATGCACTCGGCGCAGTCGGCACCGATCGTGACCGCGTTCACGAGAACAGCCTCGGCGCCGCGTCGTCGTCGACACCCTCGAGCAGCCGGGCCGCGAGCTCGGCCACACCGGCAGCAGCCTCGAGCTCACCCTCGACTAGAGGTTGAGCGATCGGCTCGAACGGTGGTCGACCCTCGACCACAGGTTGAGACTCGGCCGACGGGTTGAGGTCGACCTCGAGAAACATGCCGACACGCTGCCGGGCGAGCTCGACGTTCCGCTCGTCGAGGTCGATCGACACCGAGTCGCGGCTGTGACCCGACGCGACCGCGGCTGTCGTGCCCGACCCACCGAACGGGTCGAGCACCACCCCCGGCCGATAGCTCGAGTGTCCACAGTCGGACCACCCGAGCGTCGTCCGGGTGACGGTGTAGCTCGAGCCCATCGGGCCGGCGCCGACTGTCCGCATCCGGGCCCGGCCGGCACCCTCGGTCACGTCGTCGAATGTGCGGGTGCTGTCGACAACACGTCGGCGCGGTTCACCGCACACGGTGCAGACCTCACGCGGGCACAGCGACCTGATCGGCACGTCGAGCAGCTTGCGCGGCCACGTCGCGTAGTGCGACCCGGTGTAGGACTCGGGCGAGACCGTCCACCAATCGAGCGGTGGTGACACCACGTCAGACCCGGGCCGCTGCTCGAGCACCGCGTCGAGGTCGAACCACCGGTCGGGCGCCCTCGTCGCGATCGTGATGTACGAGCTCGCCGGCCGGTACTTGTCGCCGAGCCGGCCGACACCCGGGTTCGTCCGGGTCCACACGACCACGTTTCGCACGATCCACCGCCCGGCCGGCGAGGGTGCCCCGGTCAGCAGGTTGCGCCCGTACGCGAGCGACAGCCAATAGAGGTGCGGGACACCGGTCAGCGACTTGTCGAGCGGCCACTCGCCAGCCCGGCGCGCCGGCGCGGTCGCCTTCCCCTGACCATCGCGCAGCCCGCCGACCGAGTAGTCGCCACCGGGCCCACCGCTACCCGCGTACGTGTCGCCGAGCTCGACAGCGATCGACCCGTGCGGTGCGAGCGGCCGGGCCCATAGCGCAGTGAGGTCGAGCAGCGTCTCGAGGAACTCGGCCGGCGACTGTTCGGTGCCGACCTCGGCACCCTTGTCCGGGTGATCCGCTGGCAGGTACGAGCGCAGCGCGAGGAACGGCGGCGAGGTGAGCACGAGGTCGACCGAATCATCGGGCAGCACAGCGCACACGGCGCGCGTGTCGCCGACTAGATAGCGGGCGGTGGTCATTGGTGGTGGTCTCCCTGTTGGTGGTGGTGGTGGTTACTCGGGTAGCGGTGGGCCCACGAGCAGCCCGAGCCGGCGCGCTGCGCCGGTGTAGTCGTCGTGAATCCATCGGTGATGAGCTCGGGACACTGCGAGCAGATTCTCGAGCGTGTCGGGCCCACCGTTGCCGGTCGGCCACTTGTGGTGAGGGTGCTCGGCCTTGCCGTTGCAGTCCTCGAGCTCGTGCACGTAGCACGCCTCGCACCGGCCGGCGCAGCGCGCCTCGAGCAGCGGTCGTAGCCGCGCCATCGCTCGCTGTCTGATCCGGCCTCGCCGGCCGACGCTGCGCAGCGGTGTGCGCTTCATCGTTCGCCGGCCTTGAGCCCGGCCCACAGACCGCCGAACAACAGCACGAACGCGAACACGATCCAGCCGAGCAGGATCGACGCGGCAGCACCGATCATGCACAACGCCCACGTGAACCACAGGAACCGGGTCACCTCGGCTGCCACGCGAGGATCGCCTGCCCCTGCACCTCGGTCAGCTTGGACGCCTGCAGCTGCCAGCCCTGCGACTCGATCCACGTGTCGAGCATCTCCGCGTCGCCCTCGTCGAGCTCGGCGCGGTGGGCCACGAGCGCAGCGAACGTGTCGTCGGTGCACTCGAGCTCGTCGACGCGCTGCTGCAGATCGGCGAGCTCGTCGGTGTCGTCGTCCTCGAGCTCGTCGGCCGAGTACACCCCGACCATCACGTCGGGCGCGTGCCGGCGCATCGCCCGCGACGTTGCTCGAGCCACGAGCATGTCCTCGGGATTCTTGCGCCAATTGTCTTTGGACAGCAGCCGCGCGGTCTCCGCGTCGGCGAGCGTGTACGTCGCCGAGCGCGAGGTGCCGTCGCGGGTGATCGTCACTGTCGCCTCGCCGGCACCGGCCTCGACCTCGAGTCGGTAGCCCGCGCGGATCGCTAGAGCTCGCTGCATCGTTGCGTCGATCACCGCCCGGCCCGCGTAGAACGACACCGACTGCAGTGTCGTCAGCAGATCGACACCGCGCGCCTCGGCCCATTGCATCGCGACGAGCACAGCACCGGGTTTCCCGCGGTACGCGTGCGGGATCACGTCGCCGGCAGCAGCGACGAGCGTCGCGAACTCGATCTGTGTCTCGAGCTCGGACGGTGCCGAGGTCGGGCCCGGTGCCGGTGCCGGCGTCGAGCGCGGACCTGTGCGTGATCTGAGTAGGTGATGATCAGCCATCGGTGCTGTCCCCCTTGTGGTCGGTCAGGATCGTCAGTCGCCGGCCACCGGCCGGGCGCCGCGCAGCCTCGTACACCGCGGGCTGCCCGACCTTGAACCGGTCGAGGTCGAGCACCCGTTTCGTGTACTCGGGGAACTCGGCCACGAGCTCGGCCGAGGTCGCCGCCGGAATCTTGCGCTGACCGGGTGACAGTTTCACGAGCGCGCCACCGGCCCGAGCGACTGTCGCTGTGCCCATCGCAGCGCGCAGCACAGCCTCGAGCCGGTCGGCCTCGGCCTCGGCAGCCTCGAGCGCCGCGCGCATGTCAGCGAGTCGGTGCACCTCGTCGGCGAGGTCGTCGAGGTCGAGCTCGAGCCCGACAACACCTGCACCCGACAGCTGTTTCACGAGCGGCAGCGAGCTCGCAGTCGGCGCAGGTAGCTCACCCGCGACGAACGCTGACCACAGCTGTTCGGCGAGCTCGAGTAGCTCGGCCTGCCGGTACGGGTCAGCCTCGACGATCGTCAGGAACAGCGCAGTACACCGGTCGGTCGAATCGTCGATCACAGCCTCGGCAATGATCCCCGCGCGGGCCTCGGTGACGAGCAGCTGCCACTGCACCTGATCGCGCCACCGCGCCCGGTTCGGTCGCACGTCGACCCCGCGGGTTTTCACCTCGAGCACACCGATCACCTCGTCGCGGGTCGCCTCGTGGAACTCGGCGAGGAACCCGTCGACTGTCGCGCGCCACCGGTCGTCGAGCTCGTGTTCGGCGCACGCCTCCTCGCCGAGCACATGCCACCCGGTCAGCGCGTGCACCGCGTCGGCGATCGCCTCCTGCCACCGGTGCCCGCGCGTCATCTGCGCGGTCTCCTCGGTTGCCGGCACGAGCTCGAGCTTGTTCGCGACGACTGCGTACGCGCCGCCGTACGTGTCGTTCGCAGCGTCGGCGACATCGGTCGCGGTGATGCCGGCGCGGCGCCACGCGTGCCACTCCTCGTCGGTCATGTTGTCAGCGGTCATCGGGTCGCGACCTCGCCGCCGACGGCGAGCTCGAGCGCCGGCCACCGGGTGACCGGGGTCGACACGAACTCGCGACCACCGGCCTGCAGCCGGAACCCGAACAGCGTGTGTTCGGCGAGCTCGACAGGCAGGTGATCGACCTCGCCCGGCACGCGGATCGCGTGCACACCCGGGCGCAGCTGCGCAGCTGCAGCTGTCGGGTCGGCGAACGCTGTGCGGATCGGTTCGGTGGTGGTGCGTGTCATCGGTGGTGCTCCTGTGGTGGTGGGCGGGTACGGCCACGCTGCCGGCGCGGTGGGCGGGAAGGGTACCGACGCGAGAGAACTCGAGCGTCGGCGGCGCCGGCAGCGCAGCGCGCTCAATCGGCGAGGTCGCCGACAGTGATAGTCGGCGGCTGCCGGCGACGAATGTTGTCGAGGTGCCAGCGTCGGACGGTCTCCGGCGACAGCATTCCGCGTGACACGTCGAGCTCGGTCTCGAGGATCGACGCGACCTCGGGCCACGATCGGCCGTCGTCCCGAGCCTGAGCGATCCGGGCCTCGAGCTCGTGGTCGAGGAGCGAGTCGGCGAGTGCGTATGCGAGTGATCCTGCGAGCGCCATGCCGGCGACGATACCCACACCGACCGACACATGCCACACCTTGTGGCACATTTTGTGCTGTGGGCTCAATCTGCGAGCTCGAGCTCGAGGCGAATCGGCCCGGTGCTCGCACGTGAGCACGCCTCTCGCACGCGAACCGGGGTCACAGCACCACCCGGCACACCCCGGGCCCGTAGAACGCCTCACACGAGCCCACACGCGGACCGACTCGAGCTCGGTCACCTCGAGCTCGAGTCGGTGTCACGCCTGCCGGAACCCCCGTTACAGCAGATCAACGCTCGAAAGGATCGACCTCGAGCTCGAGCGTCACGAACTCGGCGCCGTCGCTGAGCTCCACCACGTCACTGTCGCGGATGAGCTCGAGCGACACAGCCACGAGCTCGCCGTCGACCTCGGTCCGGCGCACCCGGCCGAGGAACGAATAGGTCACCCGGTACCGCGCACGTCGTTGAGCCCGTTCTGCAGCGCCGACACGAGGATCACCGCGCAGCCGGCGATCCCACCGGCAGCGAGCGCGGTCTCGGTGTCGATCGGCAGCAGCGCGACAGCTGCCGGCACAGCAGCACCGACAGCGATCACTACCTGACAGATCGTGCGGACGAGCCGGCGCGCAGGTCCGGGCGGTGCCGGCGTCGGCCGGACCGGGCCCGGCGAGGTCGGCGGAATCGGGTTGTACTCGGTCATGTGCTGAGCCTCCTGTGTCACCGCGCGACGCGGGTTGTCGTGAGCAGATCGGCCGACAGCTTGCGCCGGCGGATCGCCTCGGCCGAGGTCTCGCCGGCAGGTGCAGCAGCGTCGGACATGTCGGTGATGCCACCGCACAGGAACGCATACGTGTTGATGCGCTCGAGGTTGTCGGTGTGCGTCGGCCCGTAGTTCAGCGGCACGCGCAGCACACCGTCGTACAGCATGACCTCGCCGGTCGTGTGTCGAATCACCTTCATCGGTTGCACTCCTGTCTCGGGCGGTGTCGCCGGGCCGGCGAGCTCGAGCCGCACACGTTCGATTATCTCGGGCACCTGAGCCTTGCGCGCAGCACCCGGACACGACTTCGCGACCGGGGTCCAGTCCGACGGCGCACCGAACAGCGTGTGATACCCGATACCCGGGTCGCTCGGTGTGCGGCACAGCCGCGGCGGAATGCTGTAGGTCCGGCACACGTAGACACACGCGCCGACTATTTCGTCGACCTGATGCGTGGTCCACGGTGTGCGCTCGACAGTCGCCGCGCCCATGTCCTCGGTCTCGATCGACACTGCACCGGTGCCGTCCGGGCGCCGGTTCGCCTTCCGGTTCGCGTCGGCACTGTGGTCGAGCGGGATCAGCTGCCAGCGCGGCCCGAGAAACGGCACGATGTACGTCGACTCGAGGTCGGACCTGTCGCGGAAGAACGAGAACGCGCCCTCGGCTGAACCGACGATCGTGTGCAGGATGATCTGCGTCGGCGACATGCCGGGCTGTCGGTACGCCTCGGGCAGCGGGCGCCAGATCGCACCGGGGTCGATCGCCGGATCAGTCACGATCGCCACCACCGGCGACAGCGCCGGCCTCGAGCACACCGAGGCGATTGTCGACACGCTGCAGCGTTTCGTGTGTGCGCGACTGCCCACGCTCGAGCTCGGCGAGCCGCTGATCCTGCCCGGTCTGACCGTTGAGAATCTTCTCGAGCATCTCGACCACGTTGCCCTTGCCGTTCGGTGTGCCGATCCTGTCCTGCGTCACCTGTGCAGTGTCGACCGCAGCCTCGCCGACCTTGCGGGTGCGGCGAGTCGACACGACCACCGGCACAGTGCCGGCGGCGACGATCCCGAGCGCAGCGATCAGAGCGACGAGAACCTCGGTCATACGATCGCCACCAATCGCATTGCGACTCGACCTCCCATGTTGAGCGCACCGCCCGACGCCTGATACCCCTGCACCCTCACCACGTCACCGGCGGCGAGGAGTAGCTCGCCCACGATCGGCACATAGGACGCGAGCCCGGTCGCCGGTGTCTGAAACGCGCAGGTCCGCAGCGTGTCGGCACCGTTGACAGTGATGCGGGCGAGCCTGATCCCGGTCGCGTTCGCAGCGAATGCGATCCGGCCCGAGAACCCGTACCACCCGCCGAGCCCGGTCGGTATCACGATCTGATCGTTGTTCGTCACGTTGTCGTGGTACGCGTCGGTGTCGCGTTCGTCGGTGCCGTTGAACGCGACCGACGTGAATGTCGTGTTGCCTGCGCTCGCGTCGCTCGAGGTGACGACAACACACCCGGCCGGCCGGGCGAGGTACTCGAGCCCATCGCGCACCGCGTCGCCCCACGCTGCCGGCGGTGAGGTGCCGGTCGACGGGTTGTGGATCGTGTTCGGATCTACATACGGGGTCGTCGTCATCGGGTGCCCACTCTAGAACGACCACCCTTCGACAACCGTGTTCCCCCACGTCGAGGTACCCCACGTGAACCACGTGCGCCCGACCCGCGTCGGGTCGAGGTGCAGCACCACGTACCACCCGCCGAAACCGAACATGTGCTCGAGCCCGATCACGTGGCCGTAGAGGTCGAGGTCGGAACCGATCGGCACACCTGTGCCCGGTGTCAGCTTGGCTTTCTTGCCGACGCGCACGAGGTCGCCCTGCTCGAGCAGCTGAGCGATCGGCGCGAGTGCCGACGCGTTCGGGTCGACGTGGAACGCGACCGAGCGGATCGTCGGGTCCGGGTCCGACAACGCGAACACGAGCCACTCGGCGATCTGCGCCGACTCCCGATCTGACCGGTGCAGCAGACCCGACAGGCTGATCGGGTTCCGCTGCCCGATCGCAGCGACACTCGCGTCGGCCTGCCGGGTCTGCTGCCGGCCGAACTCGCTCGTCACCTGAGCGACGTTCGTAATCGACAGCTGATCGTCGAGAATCTCGAGCGAGTCAGCGAGCATCGGGAACGCGGTGCCCGCATCCTGCAGCGTCGGGTCGTCCGACAGGTACAGCTGCACCGAGGTCGACCTCGAGTCGACCTCGGCCCACTTGCGCGCAGAGAACCGCAGGTCGCCGTGTCGGTCAGCCCACACCCGGCCCTGCTCGGTCTGCTCGATCTTCTGTAGGAGCTCGAGCGCGTCGGCCTGCCGGTAGCCCTGCAGCGTCACGATCCCTGACACGTCGAGCGCGCCGAGCCGCTCGCTGTAGCCCGAGCCCGACACGATCGACTCGAGCCGCTCGTCGAGTCGCTGATTCCCCCACGCTGTGCGCGCTGCGTCGGACACCTCGAGCGCGAGCTCTGCGCACTGCGCTGTCGTCAGGTTGAGCGAGTCCCACGCGACCACGTGGTCGATCACTCCCGCGTAGCGCAGCGTCGGTGACGAACCGAACCGCTCGCGCCCGATGAACTGCTCGACTGTCGGCCGCTGTGCCGACCACGACTGTGTGGTATCGGTCGCCGGTGCGTCGTCGACATGCACGCCGTCGATCCATATGTCGAGCTTGGCCGAGTCGCAGCGGGCGAGCAGCACGTGTGTCCGACCGTCGAATAGGAACTGTGCCGACGTGAAATTGCTTTGCCACGCTCGAGCGTCCGACGCGCCGGTGCCGAACGGCATCGACACAGCGAGTGATCCGTTCCCGTCGATGTAGAAATTCGCGGTGTTGTCCGGGTTGTTCCCGATGACCGACAGCTGACCGGTGAACAGCCCGTCGAGCACCGAGGGTGCAGTGCCGAACGGCGCGGTCATCTTCATCACCACGAGCAACATGCTCGAGCCGCCCGCGGCGCCGGTGCCCCACAGCGTCGGCACCACCCCGTACCCGTCGCCGGTGCCGTTGCCGAACGCCTTTTCGTCACCATCGACAGCCGGGTCGAACTCGGTCAGACCACCGGTGTGTCGGCCGCGGCTGCCCGACACGCGGTCGATCCACCCTTCGGGGGACGGTTGAAACCAACGCAGCATGTTCGCGTCGGCCTGCCGGACAGCTGCGTGAAACGCGGTCTCCGGTGTGTCACCTCGAGCGAGCACCCCGGGCGTGTCCTCTGCTGTCACGTTCACGAGCGACATGCCATTGACCGCGGGCTGTTGCGGCCACCCGTTGCTAACGAACCCGACCCAACGATCTTCGGTCGTCGCGCTGTACGTCGTCGTGATCCGCACCGGCACACCGAGCCGCAGATCGCCGTAGTACGGGCCCGCGCTGTTCCGCGGGTCATAGTGCCCGAGCGTGTCCTCGAGCGTGAACGAACACGAGCCCGGTTCGATGTCCGACCTGATCCCCGCGCGGCCCGACACTGTGGTGATACCGCCCGAACCCTCGGACAGCTGCACGTCGGCGGTGACATCGACCCACGTCGCCGAGCTCAGATCGTCACGCGGTCCCGAGCCGAACGCGAACTCGACGAGCACCTCGACCTCGGCCGGCGACCCCGCGTCGCTCACTGCTGCACCTGAGCCTTGAGCCGCGGAGCGCGCAGCCCTCGAGCGACAGCCTTTTCGATCGTGTCCATCACCCACCGCTCGCCGTCGGGCCCGGCGACCGGGCCGAGGAACTGCGGCGCGACGAGAACCGCGGGCTGCACATTCTGCGCACCCGAGCTCAACCCGCCGATAATGCGCTGTAGCCGGGCCTCCTGCTCGCGGGTGCGGACAGTCTCGCCGGCCTCGAGCAGCGTCATCTGCTCGCCGCCGGTCATGCCCGGAACGACACCGCCGATGTGCATGTTCGGGATCGTGAACCCCTTGCCGCCGACACCCGGAATCCAATCGGGCACGGTGAACGAGAACCCGCCGACGGTGTTGTTCCACAGCGACTTGATCGCGCCGAACGCTGACCGGAACGGCGACGAAATAGCCTCGGCCACCGAGCCGATCCGGTCACCGATCCCGGTGATCACGTTGACGATCCCGCCGACCACCCACGACACAGCCGACGCTGCCGCGCTGATCCCTGACGTGATGCCGTTCCACATGCGGCCGACGAACCCGGCGATCCGGCCACCGATCGACAGCACCGTCGACACGATGACACCGGTGTTCACGATCACCCACGAGGCGACCTGCCCGAACACCTGCGCGATCTTGAGCACGATCGGCACGACAGTGCCAGCAATGAACCCGGCGACCGCCTGCAGCGCCGGCCATAGGACACCGGTCCAGATCCCCGCGAGCACCTTGACGTACGCGACGAACACCTCGCCGATGAACTTGCCGACGGTCTGCAGCACCGGCCACACGTGGTCGGCGAGGAACCCCGCGACCGCCTGCAGCGCGGGGAGGAACCACTGCGACCACGCGAACGCAAGGTTTTGCACCACGATCATGAACGTGTCACGCAGGAACCGGCCCACCGCGTCGACCACGTTCCGCACAGCCTCGAACTTGAAGTACAGCGCGACGAGAATCCCGATCAGTGCACCGATCGCGAGCGCGATCAGAATGATCGGGTTCGCAGCGAGCACCGCGTTCAACACGGCGAACGCTGCCGACGCCGCGCGCACCGCCTGCGACAGCTTCGCGACGATCAGCAGCGCACCGAACCCGGCAGCCGCGCCGAGGAGCGCAGCGCCGAGCACCTTGAACACTGTCTGATTCCGCGACACGAGCCCGAACAGGTCGGTCAGCACACCCCACACGCGGGTGATGCCGGCCACGAGCACGTCGCGCACGATCGGCAGCACTGTCATCACCGCCGACTTGAGCGTGTCGAACACGCGCCGGGCGATCAGCCCGAACTGCTCGAGCTTGCCGGCGAACCCGCTCGAGGTGACATCGTTGCCGCCGTCGCGGAACGCGCCGACGAATGCCATCACCCCACCGATCGCCTCGTCGGTGATCGGCCCGAGCCGGTCGAGCCCGTCGCCTATCGCGTTGAACACACCGGACGCGAGCGGCTCGAGCCCGACGAACACCCGGTTTTTCAGCTTCGCGAACTTCTCGCCGAAATCCTCGGTGTCGCCGGTCGCCTTCGCGATCGTGTCGGTGCCGCCCGTGATCGCGGCGAGCATGTCGCCGAGCTCGAACTTTCCGCCCGCGATCGCGTCGGCGAGGTCGGGCCCGGCGCGCTGGCCGAACAACTCGATCGCCTTGCCGGTCGCCTCGCTGCCCGGGCCGAGCGCGGTTATCTCCTCGACCACCCGTTTGAACGTCGACGGCACGTCCTCGCCGGCCTTCGCGAGCTTGCCTACACCGGCCTTGAGCCCCGCGATCACGGTGTCGGTGTTCACACCGGTCTTGCTGAACTGCGCGAGGAGCGCAGTCGATTCGTCGAGCCCGAACCCAAGGTTGCGCAGCGGTGCACCGAACTGCACTAGCTGCGCCTGCAGATCACCGATCGGCGCGCCGGACGCCTGCGCCGCGCGGAACAGCTTGTCGAGGGTGCCCGACTGGTCACCCGTCGCGACACCCCAATCGCCGAACAGCCGGGTCACCTGATCGACGTTCGTCGCGAGGTCGGTGCCGGTGAGCCGCGACAGGTTGAGCACCTGAGTCGAGAGATCCTGCAGCGGTGTGCCGGTCAGACCGAGCCGCTGCGACAGCCCCGCGATCGCGGTCGACGCGGTGCCGAAATCATCCGGCACATTCTGCACCACAGCCTTGAAATCAGACTCGAGCCCGGCGAGCTCGGTGCCCGTCGCGCCGGTCGTGATCCGAATGTTGTCGTAGGCCTTATCGAACGAACCGCCGAGCGCGAACAGCCCGGCGCCGACACCGAGGAACGCGGCACCGAACGCGACAGCGAGCCCCGCGGCGACCACCGCGAGCTTGCTACCCCAGCCGGCAGCCTTGCCGGTGAACGAGCCGAGGTCGCCGTCGGCATCGTTGAGGGTGCTCGACAGCTTGGACTTGTCACCGGTGATCGTGATTTTGACGTCACCGCGTGCCATCGGTCAGCCCTTCCCCTTCGGTGATCCCATGATCGACCACCCGATCGGCGGCAGCTTGCGCAGCGCCGTTGCGTACACCTCGAGCTCGTCGCGAGTCATGTTGTCGAGGTCGTCCGGCACGAGGTGGAACCAATGCGACAGCGCCGGCAGCTGTGCCCTCAGCTGCCGGCGTGGGCTTCCGGGCGGTCCTCGTCGTCGTCGTCGCCGAGGATCTGTACGTCGATGTCGCTGTCCATCGACAACGCCTCGGCGATCGCGTCGAATGTGACACCCGAGTCATCACCCTCGCCGAGCCGGGCGAGGAACACGAGCGCCGCGACCATGAACAACGCGGGCTTGTCCGACCCGAGAGCGTTGAACACTTCCACGTAGGTGAGCCGGGCCTGCTGCCACAGTGCGAGCTCGTGTCGGTGCGTGATGTCCGCGGTGTCGAACCGGTACGTCTGACCGTCGACCTTGATGTCGATTCGTACACGATTGTCACCGGTCTTTTTCTGAGCTCGGCGGGCGGGTCGGCTTGGCATCGGGCGGTCACTCCTGAGTAGTCGGTCGAGCTCGAGCTCGAGCTCGGGCTCGAGGTTAGGACACCTCGAGCCCGATCAGCGCGAACAGTGTCAGCACTTCCTCGGTGAACGCGTCGCGTATCTCGGGCTCGCGGGTGCGGATCTGCTGTGCGATCACGTACGGGCCATCACCGGCGAGCACGTCCCACCGGTTACCGACCCACTCGGGGAACTGCGGTCGCTTGCCACCGAGGAACGCGCCGAGCCCAAACGGCACTTTCGACGTGTTGCGGATCGCGAGCTCTGCACCCTTGACCGAGCCGGCAGCGAGCAGCGTCGAGGCTGCCCGCTGCTGCTGCGCTGTGCCCGACGCGGCGCCGGCCCTCGAGCCCTGCTCGACGATCTTGCCGATCCGGCGGTGCGCTGTCCGTAGATCCTTCGTCGAGCCCGACACAGCCTTGAGCCCCGCGCGTAGCTCGGCCATCGCGGCCCGGTCGACCTCGAACGCGGGTGCGACAGCCACCGGTTAGACGGCGGTGATGTAGGCGGCTGTGATCGGCTGATTGGTGCCGAGGGTGCGAGCGACACCGCTGATCGACTGCGACGGCATCTCGAGCGAGAGACCACCGAGCGACACCTCGTCGAGTCGCACAGCCGGACACGTCAGGTTGAGCGCCGGGTACGTCGACCCGGTGATCGGTGCCGGACCCTGCGACAGCGCCTCGAACTTGATCAGCGTCGATGCTCGAGCGGTCGCAGCGAACTTCGCCCACAGCGCGAGGTCGGTGCGGTCGCACTCGAACTCGACCGCGACCTCGCGGTACCCGTCCGACACCGGTTCTTTGCGACCGGTGCTCGGGCTCGCACCCGAGCCGGCCATGTAGTGCCGGTCGGTCTTGAGCTTGCTGTCGCACGACACCGACCACGAGGTGACCGGGACCACCACGTCGTCGACCTCGACCGACGCGTTCGCCCACGAGAACAACTCGGCGCCCGTCGGGTAGCTCGCAGTCGCGAGAGCGGTGCCGGTCGACAGGTCGGCGAACACGAGCTCGGCCTCGAAGTTGAGCACACCCTCGACCTCGCTCGACAGTGTCCACTTGCCGATCTTGCCACCGGCCCACGTGAACGCCTGATCGGTGTCCTGACACGCGCCGAGCGGCACATTCTCCTGATACGTGAACGACAGCCCGCACAGGTCGTTCATCGTTGCGGTGTGCGTCTCGGCGCCGGTGACCGGGCTGTTCGTCGCGACCTGCACGTCGCCGAGCATGTGCAGCAGCCACCAATCGAACCCGAGCGTCAGCGCCTCGATCTGCCGGGTGCCGCTGCCGCCGAGGCGGTACGGCAGGAACCGGTCGGCAGCCATCACGATCTGACCGGATCGCAGCGACTCGGACTCGGTTCGGCCGGTCTCGAGCGCGATCGGGTCGCCGGGTAGGAACTCGAAAAACGTGTCGACCACGACAGCTGTGCCGTACGTGGTCTCATTCTTGAGCCCGATCTGATGATCGACCATCGGTTAGCCCTCCTCGGGTGCTGCGACCTCGGTCGCTGTGTCGGTGGGCGGTGTGGTCTGACTCTTGCTCTTGCTCTTGGACTTGCTCGAGCTCGAGGAGCTCGAGCTCCTCGACTTCACGGGCGCCCAATTGTCGCGCTGCTCGAGCAGCCCGGCGGCGATCGTGTCAGTGCACTCGAGCACAGCACCCTTTTCGACAGCCTGCCAGCGCGCCGGCGCGACCTCGACCTCGACCGATGCGAACTTGCCGGTGTAGCGCACCTTTTTCATGAGCCCTCGATTCTTGTGTCGAACGTGATGAGCAGCCGGCAGCCTGAGCCGACACCCTCTTTCGTGTACCACGGGTTCGGCCCGTCGAGCTCGGTTAGCACAGCCGACACGAGCCCCGGCAGCCCGGCGCCGCTGAGCTCGAGCGTCGGCGAGTCAGCGAGCACCGAGCGCACGAGCTCGGCGCCGGCCTCGGCTGATACGTCGACCTCGGTGAAGTCGGCAGTACCGCTCGCCCACGCGAGCGACAGCACCTCGAGCGAATACCGATCGTTGTAGGCCTTGCGACCCGACTTCATCGTCGGCACCGACGTGCCCACGAACTCGAGGTCGCCGAGCGCAATGATCCCCGCTGCGACCTGATCGCGCTCGAGACCACGGCGCACGATCGTCGAGCTCGGCACACGCGACGGGTCGGCGCGCCGGGCGAGCTCGAGGAGCTCGAGCAGTCGGGCCAGCGCAGCAGTACGCGTGAACGCTGTAGCCGTCACGCGATCGCCATTGCCGGCCGGCGGAGCTCGGTGATCAGCGGGTCGAGCGTCAGGTACCCGGTCCACCGGCCTGCAGCCGGGTCCGGGGTCGAGTACCTGATCGACACACCGCCGTCGGGTGAGGTCTCGCTGATCGCGTTCGACGGCGCCTGAGCGCCACGCGAGAACACCTCGGACCTGCACACCTTCTTGAGCTCACGCGACAGCTTCGGCGGTGGGCGGTCGAGACCCGACTCGAGGTGCACCTCGACCGCGGCGCCACGAGGAAACGTGCCCTCGAGCTCGAGGAACCCGGCCGACGGGTCGAGCGTGTAGCGGGTGCCGGCGACGAGCTCGCCGTCGATCCACACCGCGCGGATCACCCGCGGCGCGTTGTGCTCGAGGAGTAGGAACCCGAGCCCGGTGCCGCGGTGGTGCTCGATGTCATAGCCCGGCGTGAACCTCACGTTGCACAGATCCTCGACATGCTCTGACCATTCGTCGATCACCTCGTCGAGCAGCTGATCAGGGAACCGGGTCAGGTCGGTCATGCCGGGCTCGGCGCGCAACGCGCCTCGAGTCACGATCAGCGACCCGATCACCTCGACCTCGACCTCGGCCGTCGCCGGCAGCGAGTCGACCACAGCGTCGACCGACACGAGCAGCCGGTCGAGCTCGTCGGTGTGCGACGCGGCGAGCAACCGGATCGACACACTCGAGCCGACCACGGTGCACACCGGTGCCGGCGAGAGCTCCTGCCCGTCCGCGGTGGTGCACACAGCTGTCGGTGTGCCGGTCGGCGCAGCGTTGAACGGGTCGGTCAGCACGTCGACAGTCGATCCTCGCGCTACGCGCATTCGTACACCTCGATCAGATGAGCTCGGGCCGGCGCCACCACATGAAACTAGCCGCGGCAGCGAGGATCAGCAGCGGACCGGGTATCACCTCGGCGGCAGCGAGCGCCACCACCGGCCCGGCCGCGGTGTGCAGCAGTCGCACAGTGTCCGTCGCGACGAGCAGCTGCGCGTGCGCAGCGACGAGCGTCGACACAACAGCGACCGACGGGCGCACGAGCGCAGCGAGCGACGCGCCCCACGGCCACAGCCACAGCCACGCGTCGCGGGCCCGGTCGCGGTGCGCCTCGAGCGCAGTCCTCACCGGGTGATTGTGCACCTCGAGCAGCGTCGGGTTCCCCGCCGTCACCGGGTCGAGCTCGGGCCTCGAGCACACAGCCCGGATCGCGGGTGCGAGCAGCCCGACGAGCAGCAGCGGGTGCCACGCCCACAGTGCAGCGAACACCGGGGTCGACTCCTTGACCGAGCCGGCGACGAGCACGAGCACCACCGCAGCCGGCCACCACCCGAGCTCGAGGAGCGCAGCAGCCCACAGACCCACAGCGAGCGCCGGCAGATCGACACCCACCGGGCGCACGACCACCGGGCCGAGCAGACCCGGCAGCGCCACGAGGAGCGCAGCAGCGCCCACAGCCGGCCCGAGCTCGAGCCCTCGGCCGAGTGCGAGCACGACCATCGCTGCAGCTGTCAGCGGCCACGACAGCGACCACACGATCCACCACCGGCGCGGCACGTCCCGGCACACGAACGGCAGCAGCCACCGCAGGTGGAACGGGCGCGCCACCCGGTGCCCCTGCCCGGCGAGCACGTACCGCGCGGAGTCGGGCCCGAGTCTCATTTCGACCCCTTCCGCTGCCGGCGTGTCGCCCGGTTGCCACCGATGACCGGTGCGCCCACGAGCCCGGTCTCGACCTCCTGTGGAGGTTGAGACTTTCCACCCTGCCGAGGGTGCACCCTCGAGCTCGACTCGACGTTGAGAGTCGGCGGGTGATCGGCCGGCCCGACCCACGTCGTTTTCTGATGATTCGTCGGCACACCGGTGTGCACCCACGTCGAGAACCCGAGCGCAGCAGCACGGGCACACATACTCAGATCCTCGGACAGATAGCGCCCGGCGCCGGCCGGCACCTTGTCGTACCACGTCGGCCCGTACTCGGCGCCGATCGCCTCGAGCGCGTTGCGGTGGATCAGGATGCACGCGGAACCGGTGCCGGCGCACTGCACCACAGTGTTCGGCGGGTACTCGAGCGCAGCAGCGAACACGCGCTCGCCGTTGTCGCCCTCGGTGAATTGGAAGATCGTCGGCCGAGCTCGGCACCGGTAGCCGCGCAGCCCGTCCGGTTCAGCCTCGAGCCACGCGAAACACAGCGCACCGACAATCGGTCGTTCCACCGGGTCGGCGACCTCGAGCAGCGCGTCGAGGGTGCCCGGCGCGAATCCCATATCGGTGTCGAGAATGAACAGCCACTCGCCGTCGGTCTCGAGGAACTGCGACGCGACAAGGTTGCGCGCCTCGATCAGATTGCCGGCGTGGCACTTCTGTGCGATCCACGTCGACAGCCGGTGATCGTGCGCCGCGTCGTATAGCACGAGGTCGAGCAGCGCAGCGTGCCAGCTGTGCGCGACCTCCTGAGCGTGAACGTACGCGAGCACCACGTCGGGACGCGCCGACGCGGGCTCGGTGCCCGGCGCGGTCACTTGCGCCGGGTGCTGCGACGTTCGCCCGGCCGGGCGGTTGCCTGCTCGAGCACGTCGGCATTCGACGTGCGGATGCTGCCGGCGTCGAACGAGCGAACTCGAGTCGGCACCGGTGCGAACGCATCCGGGTTCGCGAGCACAACCGGGTCGGTTGCGTCCCACGCCTCGCCGGCAGTGAGCATGATCCGCTCAGAGCCGAGCGACACACCGCAGGTCTGTCGCACGAACACGTGCGCCGGATCGGCTGCCTTGCTGGTCGGTGTTGCCATTGTGGTGATTCCTCCTGTGGGCGGTGGGCGGTGGGCGGTGTTCGTCGAGGTGCGCCGACACCGCCCGTGGCGGCGCACCTCGACAGCTGTTGTTCGCTGCGTCAGTTCTGCAGCAGACGGAACCCGTTGTCGTTGATCGAATCGGCACCGACTCGAGCGTGTGCGAACCATCCGCGCTCGCCGGTCGGGCGGTTGTTCGTCACGTCGAACAGGTGCGGCACGAGCTCGACCTCCATACCTGCGCGCTGTGCGATCAGGTAGTTGCGGAAGTCGCCGACGACCAACCGGTTCGCGGCTGCGGTGCCGGTCGTCATCGCCGGTGCGTAGCTCGCGAACTCGACCGGTCGCTGCCGGACGGTCTCGAGCTCCTGCGTCAGATCGACGGTGACGAACGACAGGTTGTTCGCAGCGCCGAACGAGGCGACCTCGTTGCCGACGGTGTGCGACATGACCCACGTCGCGTTCTGCTTGAACCGGTCCGGCAGCTGACCCCACACCTTGTTGATGTCGGTGCCCGAGAACGTGCCCGCGGTGGTCACCGCGACCTCGACGTTCGTGTTCGCGTCGAGCGCCGTGAAGATACCGAACGGTTCCTCGGAACCGTCGCCGGCACCGACTGCGAACTTCTGCGCCTTGAGCTCTGCGAACCCCTCGGCGAGCAGCGTCGACATCTCGGAGGCGAACCCCGGGTAGTCGCCGCCGACCTCGATGGTGTACGGGATGAACCCGCGCGCCATGTGCGAGTTGACGATCGGCTGAGCGAGCGTCGGCTGACCGTTGGTGACGGTCGCCGATTCCGCTTGGAACGCCCACGTCACACCGGCCGAGCTCACACCGCGCCACGCGTCGGTCGTGATCGTCTCGATCCGACTGATCGCCTCGAACGGGTTGAGCGAGCCCTGCGCGGTCAGGATGATCGACGGGTCGATCAGCACCGGCACACCGAACCCACCGGCGGTGTCGGTCGTGATGTTCATGGCGCGGAACTCGGCCCACGCCTGCATCGCTCGCGACTCCTCGACGGTCAGCACGGGCTGTGCCTGCGTGACCATCTTCATCCACGCGGAGCGGTACGCGTCGCTGTCGGTGATCAGCATGCGGCGCACGATCTGATCGCCGTCGAAGTTGCGCGACTTGCCCTGTCGCACGAGCGACTCGACACGATCACCGATCGCGGTGTCGACCTCGGCCGAGCGGGTCTCGAGCAGTGCGAGAGCCTGATCGCGGGCAGCGCCGCGGCCGAGCTCGAGCACGTTGCCGGCGTCGGCGACCTCGGTGCGCCGCATGATCTGCGGTGCGTCGGTCTCCGGTGCGCTGGCGCGGGTCGCAGCGACTGGCTCGAGCTCGGCGATCCGCGCGTCGATCGTGTCGAGCTCGGTGTCGAGCCCGGCGACCGCGGTGCGGGCCTCGTCGAACGCGGCCGACTCGGCCTCGTTGAGCTCGGTACGAGCCTCGGTCTCGGCGGTCTCGGTGACCGCTTCCATCGCCTCGACGAACTCGGCGCGCTGCGCCTCGAGCTCGAGCCGCTTTGCCTTGAGCATCTGCAGGAACTTCATCGGGTATGCCCTCCTCGGGATCGTTCGGTTGCTGCTCGAGCGACTGCTGTCGACACGAGCGATCGGGCCGTCGAGTGAGTCGAGCTCGGCTCGTCGGGTGCTTCACCGAGGGTGCTCGAGGCGGCGCCCGGATCTGACGGCGCAGATCGTAGCTCGCGGGTCCGCTCGAGGTAGTGATCGGTCAGGCAGCGCACACCGGCCGACGCGCCCGCGTAGGCGGGAAACACGACCGGGCCGAACTCGGCGCACTTGAGCTCGGTGATCGTCCGCTCAGGCAGCCCGGTCGGGTTCCACTCGGACACACCCGGTTCCTCGTTCCACTCCTCGCGCACCACCGAGAACCGGAACGATGCACCGAGCAGCGAGCCGTGCGACTCGCCGCTGATCGTCCGGCCCTGCAGTAGAGGCAGGATGCGGTCGCGGTTGTAGTCGGTGTCGAGCAGCGGCACCTCGTACCACGGTCCGACAGTCTCCTCGCGGAGCTCGGTGATCGGGCCGAGCGGCGAGTCGCCGACGAACGGGTCGAACCCGTGGTCGAACTGCACCCGGATCTGATCGCGTCGCTCGGCGAACGTCTTTGCGAACGCGCCGAACGCGATCCGCTCGAGGAACTCGCCCTCGTACCACGACCGGATCGTCGCCCACTGATCGAACACGGCGAAATGCCCGCACAGCAGCGAGCTCGAGCCGGTGTCGCCCTCGGCGCGGGTCTGCTCGACGAGCTCGAGCACGCGGTCGGCGCGAGCCCCTGCTGCCGGCGCCGGTGCCGAGTAGCCCCGATAGAGATTCTCGCGTGGCGCGGTGATCGTGGTCATTGTGGCTGCCCTCCCGGGTCGGTGTCGGGCGGTGGTACGAGCTCGGGCGGCAGCGCCGCGGCGAGGTTCGCGCCGGCCCGGTTCAGAATCTCGCGGGCCTCCTGCGCAGTGATCACCTTGCCAACAGCGAGATAGATTTTCTGCAGCGCACCGGCGAGCTCCACCGGGTCGAGCGAGCGGCCCTCGGTGCCGAGGAGCGCAGCAGCGTTGACCATCGGCGGGATGCCCGGCACGTCGAACTCGGGCCCGAACCCGGCCTCGTCCTCGAGCACCCGAGCCTCGTTCACCGTGCGCAGCCGCGCGTCGAGCGCGAGTTTGTGGATCTTGAGCCGGGTCTCGGGGTCCGACTTGAGGAACGCGTCGCGGTTCAGCTTGACGATACGAGGTGCCGCGACGATCGCAGAAAACGCCTCCTCGATCGCGAGCAAGTAGCCGTCGGCCGAGTGCTTGAGGTAGTGCAGGTCGGCCTGCGACACGTTCGCATAGGTGACCGACTGACCCGACACAGCCGAGTAGACCATCGCCGGCGGCACCCGCCAGAAACGACACGCCTGCTCGACAGCAAACCGAATGAGCTCGATGAACTGCGTGTTGTTCGGGTCCGACTGCACCTGTGTGTACTGCAGACCCGAGCCCATCACCGCGACCTCGCGCGACCCCGGTCGAATCGCTGCGTAGAACGAGGCTTTGATCCTCTTCGCCATGCCCTCGTCGAGCTCTTTGTCGCTGTGCAGGATCGCGGAAGGGTGCCCGCCGTCGGTGAAGAAACGAGCCCCGTACCCCTCGGCCTGCAGCGCAGCAGTGAGCGAGGTGCCCGCGTAGTCGAGCGGCGACAGCGCGAACGGCGACCCGGGCGGGATCATCTTGCCGGCGACATGCCACACCGGGCCATGCGGCCACAGCGCCTGCTCGCCCTTCCCGCGGATCGTGACCACAGCCACGCCGTCGTCGCGCACTGTGCGATTCGTGACACCCGACGCGTGCATCAGGTCGATGCGCGTCGGGTTGAGGTCGCGGTCGAGGTTGTTGCCGACCCATCCGAACGCGTTGCCATCGGTCAGCAGCGAGTACATCAGCTGATACAGCCACACCCGGCGAGACACGAGCGGCGACGGCCGGGTGATCACAGCGGGCGGCAGCGTCGGCAGCCGGGCGCCCGCGGTCGCGAGCACCACGTCGATCGGGAGACTCGACACGGTGGTCGCGAGTACGTCGATGCACGCCCACGCTGCCGCGTTGTGTAGCGCCTCGTCCTCGGTGATCGGCCCGGTGCCGTAGCTCGAGACGGTCATCGCGGCGATCTGCTCGAGCGTGACCGATGGGAACTGCGACCGCACCTCGGCAGCTGCCGGCGCCAACGCCCGGCGGAACAGCCCCACTACCGCGGGCCTTCGGCAGCCGGCGCGGTCGAGCTCGAGCCCTCGAGCACCACACCGAGCACCACGAGCGCGCAGCCCGCGGCACCGAGGAACGCTGCCAGACCGAACGCGAGACCGAGCGCCGCGGCGATCAGCGCCATACCGACGAGCTCGAGGAGCGTCGTCAGCGCCGAGCTCACCACGCGTACACCGGTTTGCCCGCGTCCTCGACCGGGTTCGTCGCCCCCCACCGGGCGAGTGTGATCGCGACCAATGGGCTGATGTCGACCGTTGTGTCGTTCCGTGCCCACGTCCACACGTCACCTCGTCGTCGTCGGGTTGCTGCAGCTAGTGCGGTGTCGAGCTCAGTCTGCCCGATGTGCCGCACTGTGTGAGCGACCACAGCGTCGAACAGCTGCCCACAGGCAGCAGCGTACTCGCGCCCGTTCGGTTGACGAACGACCACACCCGCGGTCACGAGCTCGTGAATCAGCGAGGCAGCCGGGCCGGCCGGGTCGATGACAACGCTGCCGCCGTGGTCGGCGACGAGCTCGATCACTCGCGCCACGATCCACGAGGTGCCGAACCGGTTTTCGACGAGCTCGAGGTGCACCCCGTCGCTGACCCCGATGCTGCCGGCACCGCGATCCGGTGTGATGTCGACCGCGAACGTCGGTGCGACCTCGGGATCGCGCTTGTGCGCGGGGTCGAGAACCGGCATTTTCTGCCAGTGCTCCGCCGCGAACACCGGGTCGCGGCGCCCGGCCGACCACCGGTTCAGGTACCCGCGCTCGAACTCGCTGAGTTTCATCGTTGAAAAGTCGGTCGCGATTCGCTCCTCGGTGACGGTGTGACCGAGCGCAGGCATGCACGACCACCACGTCGCGGGGTCCGCGGGGTCTGCGTCGTCATCGGCCGACCACTCGAAGTAGGCGACCCGCGAGGTCGCGCCGAGCTCGACGATCATCCGGCCGGCCTCGACTTTCGACCACAGGTAGGTCGAGTCGGCGGTGCCGGCGGTGCTGATGATCCACAGCTGCGGATCGGGCCGGGTCATCATCGCCGGTTTCATGAACTGTTCGATCCGGTGATCGGTCTGTTTGAACGCCTCGTCGATCACACCGAGGTCTAGATCGTCACCGTGCCCGGCCGACTCGGTGGTCGCCTCGATCCCCCACGTCGACCCGTTGCGGAAGATCATCGCCTCCTGACCATTCGCCCGGCGCGTCGAGAACAGCGCGGCGAGCGGGGACGCCTCCATATCGGCGACGAACGTGGTCTCCCACTTTTTCCGCGCAGCGTTGCGGGTCTGCGCCGTGTAGGTGATGACCTGCCGGGCCCATGTCACCGCGCGGTGAGCCTGCACAGCCTCGAGGATTGTCGTTTTCCCTGAGCGCCGCGGCACCGTCACGATAATTTCGCGGTACCACAGCAGCCCGGTCTCGGGGTCGACCTCGAGCGCGATATCGGCGACCTGCTGCTGCCACGGCATGAACGGCTTACCCTGCCGCTCGGCGATCGCAGCAGCGCGCGGCCCGAGCGTCAACCGCTCGGGATTACGAGGAGTCGCCCACCGCGGCACCGCCGTCGGTCGGTGTCCCACTGTCGCGCAGGAACTCGAGCCGGTCATCGGCCGCGACCTGCGGTGCGAGCTCGGTCAAGGTCTCGCGGAGCTCGCGCGCCACCGGTGCCGGCGACTCGAGATACCCGGCGAGCTTGCGAGCGAGCTCGAGCGCGAGCTCGGCGAGCGCGGCGTGATGCTTCGACCATTGATCGGACGCCTTGCGCTCGGTGATGAACGCCGTCACCGCGACCACGAGCTCGGTCGATTCGCGGGCAGCTGCAGCAGCAGCGCGACCCCCGGCCGGCGCACGTTTCGCCGGTGCCCGCTTGGCCGCGCCGCGTTTCGCGGGTGCCTTCGGTGCCGGCGAGCTCGGCGACTTGCGCGCCGGTCGTTTGCTCGAGCTCGAGGTCGGTCGTTTCGCTGCAGTCATCGGCTCGAGCTCCTGTCGAACACCCCCACACGATCATCGGGGAGAAATCTTGGAGGTGGCTGGCCTCTCC